CTTGTCATTTTAATTCAAATACATTAGGTTCTTTACCCACTTCTGTTAGATAAACAGGACCAGAACTATAGAGAAATGTTCGCAAACCTTCTCCACCGTTACTGTCTTTATAACATTCATGTTTGAATTCACAGTAACTACACTGGAAAGGTAGTTTCATGTTACCTGATTTACCCATAGGTTCAGGGTTGTAACATCTTTCTGGTAACTGTTCGCTTTCTAAAATAGTTTTTAGTTTAGGGATGTTTTCTTTAGGGGAGGGCAAAACTTCTTTAGGGTACTTAGAAAGATGAAGCGCACCTGTCTCTTTGTTAATTACTAGGAAAGCTCCTTCAGTATTACTAACTTCATCTGTCTCATCGGCTTCTATATAAGCACTTAACTGAGCGAGATAGCCGAAAGAATCTTCTTCTAAGAGAGCTAAGTCAGGTTTAAATTTATTTTCGAAAGCATATTTGGAGGCAGTCTTAGCGTCTACAGTTACCCCATCAATGACACAATCTCGGTGTCCTACTACATCGTGTAGTGTAAGTCTTTCTTGTTCTCCCGTTACCTTATGGCCAGCTTCTTTAGCTAGGAAGATTAACAAATGCTCTAAAATATCACCATAGAGGAACTTAATCTTGGTATGGGGGAGTAACTCCTCCCCCTCATAACCTTTAGTCTTATACCACAGTTTTCGAACAGGGTGTCCTAGATTAGAAAATCTTAAATGATTAGATCTAGTTTCCCCCGCCTTCTTTAAAGCAAAGGAAATACTTTTAGCAATATTATCTGCTAAATTTTTTACATTGTCTTCACTAGTAACATGACCATCTTCGAAGAGACTGTAGATATCCTCTACTAGGGTGTCAATGTTCTTACTCATTTGAAGATACTAAAGTTTCCCCGTCTACCACTTCTTCCGGCAGTGCAAAATTATCTAGGGTTTCTCCCCCCTCTTCCCCGTAAGGAATTAGGTTCAAGACTTTTAACGCCTCTAGTTGAGCATATGTTTTCTTAGTCTTACCTGCTTTATATGTTTTGATTTGAACGGCCACTAAAGAACCGTTACCAATATTTGCGGTAAAAGGCTGACCTTCCCTATCCAGAACAGAAGGTGCTGTATTGTATTTAGTCTCACCTTCTTTGTTCTGGTAAGCCTTCTTCAACTTAATATTGATATAAGTCCCCGGAATCTTTTCGCTAGCGTCATTCAATAGGTGACCTAAGCCTAAAGTTTTTAGCTTCTGTTTTTGTTCTTCGTCTCTAGGAACTAAAGCTAAACTAAAAATACCTTCTTCGTCGTAGTTAGTATCTTTGTTATCTTCTCGTAGTTTAGCATAGTATGCCTCACCTAAAATAATATATGACATATTTATCTAATCCTTTATTAATGTGTGTCTTTCCAATTGTAACCTACAATGTATTCACCAGTGAAAGGTACAGAAAAATTTAAATCTTTTGCAGCAGTCTCGATAGACTTTACCTGTAGTTTACCAAGAACATCCGCATAATTTTTATGTACTATAGTTTGCCACTCATCATGAGGGAAAGCAGCTAACCAAAAATCTATTTCTTTTTTGTGTGCTTCTCGATGCCAGAGGTTCATAGCTCTTAACATAACGGCACATTCATTACCTTGTAGGTGGATACCTAATACTTTGTGTGGAGTTGTTACTCTTACCCTAGTCCCGTCATAAAGAGTGACATAACCTTTTCTAAATTCATTAGGTAGTCTGTCATTCTTCAGTTCCTTTAGCCCAGGAATATTATTATAAAAATTTTCCATGGCCTGCTTAGCTTTAGCGTTATCGCACCCTAGGATATCAGCAATCTTAGCGATACCTGCACCCAGAATAAAGGCATAGATGAAAGTTTTAGCATCTGCCCTTGTCTTACAAATAGGTCCTAAAGCTTCTTTGTTATAGGTATGAATATCACCTGAAACCACAGTATCAGAGTATTCTTTATTCCCAATGAGGTCAGCTAATATGCGAAGCTGAATGCCGCTAGCATCAGCACCAACCAAACGATAATCTTCCGAACCTGAATAGAAACAGGACCTAAATTCCTCCCCCATAAAAGATCTAATGCTCGGGAAGTTCGCCATGTTAGGGTTAAAATGAGCGCATCTATAAGTGTTAGCACCTGGTGTAATAACTTGACCATGCAATCTTCCATCTTCCCATATACTGGGTTCACATTCCCCCATTTTATTTAACCTGCCATTGACAATTAAGTTCTTAGCAAGTCTTTTAATACTTTCGGGGGCATCTTCCGGTAAAGTTTCTAGATTCTTTTCGTTAACTTTCCAGCCATAATACTCAACATTCTCTAGCTCTTCTGTAGTTAGTTTATTCTTTCTGGATAGTTTTTCTTTAGCCCCATCAGTTCTCTCGGTGGGCTTCCAGTTATACTTCCAGAGATTTTCAATCATCTGTTTATGACTTCGAGCATTGAACTCTTCATAAGCATAGACTTCAATGTGTTCCCCGTTTCTTTTCGAATGGGGTTCTTCTAACGCCCTGATAGTAGAAGACCAAAGACTTCCGTCTTGTTTAACTCGGTACTTCACTAGCTTTTGCAGCTTGAGTTGAGGGGGAAAGTATTCATTTATCTTAGATTCAAAGTCCAACTTCTCTTCCAAGAGTTTGTTCTTCATGTTCTCCCACAATTCCATATCAATGGGGAACCCCTTCAAGAATGACATAGAGAGCCAGTGAGTAGCCTCTAATCTTTCTTTAATGCCTTGCTTACCAAAACCAACAAGCTCACCCATGAGCCTCCTATACACCCTAGCGTTGATTTCTGTGTCGGCCTCACACCTTTCGATCATGTCCTCCGAGAAAACAGAGAAGTCTTGAATAGGTGGTTTCCTATATCCTAGTCGAGTACCCCAAGCATCTAAACCATGTCCTCCTTCGCGGGTATAGTTTGCGATGCGAGAGAGAACTAAGGTATCTAAAATCTTTTGGTGTGGAATTTTAATTCCTAAGATTTTATCTAGTACGATAGCGTCATACATAAAAAAGTTATGTCCTATAACTATTCTAGCATTTAATAGACGCTCTGTCAATTCTTTTTTGAATGGATACGTGTAAGAAATTACTTCGTTAGTATCCAGATCTCTAACTGATACCACCCATATCTTATTTACGTGAGGCAGTAGGCCGTTACCTTCTACGTCTACAATTAATTTACTCATTCTAATTCTTTCATCCTCCCAGTATCCTCGTTGAACACTAGATGACCGGCGGGACCCATAGGACCAACAAATCTGTTGGCACGAATGGTAACATCAACCCTGTTCCTCACTTCTTCGGACTCATCTAAGTAGTTTCTACCTAGCTCAATCCAAGTATCACAAAGTTGTTCTAATGCACGAGAAGATCTGGTTCTACCTTCGTCGTTAGTGTGGGAGATGATAACAATAGAAGCATCGTAATCATTACACAATGATCTTAATTTATGAATGCCCCTATCCAAAGTTTTCCTATCGTCAGCTTCCTCACCCACCACGATGGTGATGTGGTCTAAGAAAATAAACTTACAGTCCAAGGCCCTAATCATGTACTCTACCCTTTGGATAAGCTTATCCATTTCGTAGGTACCAAAGTTATCTAGGGTTTTGATACGACCAGTGCCGAAAGTTTTTTGGAAGGCCTCCTCTTTCTCCTCTTCCGTGAAGTCTACGTGCTCTTCGAGGTGGAATCTTTTCCCGGCGTGCACATTCATCAGACCATATAATTTCATATACTTAGGGTCTTCGAAATAAATGTGGCCGATATTAAACTCAGTTTGTTTTAAGACCTCATACTCTAGTTGTCGCATAAAGGTAGACTTACCAACCTTAGGGGCGGCAGTTAAAAGAATTAATTCTCCTAGCCGCAATCCTTTTAGCATTTCCTGTAGCGTGGGGTAGGGGTACTCGGCGATAGACTTCGGTACCTCTTCCTTCAACCATTCTCGGTAAGTTTCTACGCTAGTGACAACACCATCTAATTCTAGTTTAGCTGCGTTCCACCAACGCCGCACACACTCATTAGTTTTCTTTTGAGTTAGATAATCGTTGGCATCTTTTAGTTCTGTCTTCTCCGGGTCGTGATCAAAGATAAACGTTTTCTCAGGGGGTAGGATACTAACAACTTGTTCGGTAGCTTTTCTCCCTGGCTCATCATTATCAAAGAAGATAATAATCTTTTCGAATTGATCAAAGTATTCTAGGTTGTTCTGAATATCAGCCTTTGCTTGACTAACAGAACTAACACTAACAACGGGGAACATTCTCTTCTTCGGATCTTTTTGCCTAAGAATATCCACCATAGAAGGAGCATCGTAATCCCCCTCAACGATAGTGATAATGTTTCCGTCAGACTTGGAGAACAAATCCTGTCCGAAAAGTTTAGAACCTTTAGTAGATCCAATAACTTTTATATCTTTACCACCCTCCTTTCGGTATAGTACATAGGAGGAACGAGGAAAGGAGATTGTTTCAATCTCTTGGTTCTGTACCTTTAACAAACTAGATTTGATTTTAAACTTTTTAAGTATGTCTAAATCAATTTCTCTAACGGATTCTTTTAGTTCTTCCTCTTCGATAACGCTTAAATTGGTAGTTGACATAACATGACTATCTCCTTTTGCTTCTGTGTAGTTACACGAAAAGCAATGAAAGTTATCTTTGAATTCTCTCCATGCTCTTTTAGCATTGCACTTAGGACAATTAGTCACAAGATCCTTCAGAAGAATTCATGTCTTCTTCGCTATCTTCTACTTCATCTTCAGTCTCCTCGTAAGAGTTACATTCAAAGCAGCTTTCAAACTTCCCTAACATTTCACTAAAATTAATTTCGGAGGGTTCTAAAATCTTATCACATATGTGACATCTCATATATTTTTATATCCTTATATAGTTTATATAGTTTATGTAGTTGATGGATATGTAGTTTATATAATTTATATATACTTATATAATATATTATACTATATAGTTGGGGATTTGTCAAGCAAGAAGTTTAGAAATCTTCTTCCCAAACTTCTCTGATCTGAAGATAATTTTGCTCAATCGGTTGTTCTGCTCTCCAAGGCCTACCCCTAACTAAGCCCTGCTCTAGAATCTTATTAGTATAACCCCGCGTTTCTTTTTTCTCCTCCTTTACCACATCCCAATTAATGCAGTAAGCTAACTCTTGCATATCTCTCATAAGTTCCATACAAGAATCTTCTAACTCAATGCTGTAAAGAGAACTAATCTTAGGAAGATACGTTTCCAAGAAATCTTCTAAGCCTTTAATGGATAGCTCTGTTAAGACTACTTGTGGGTTTGGGAATGCGCTGCTTGCGCTTCGTAATTCTAGGAGTAGGTCAATCCACTTTAAGATTTTTTTCTTGCTCGCGGAACCTTCTAACATTCTGTACTCGATAGACCCAAACTTAGTAATGGCGTTAAGATTCATAGCAGCGTATCGGATATCCTCGTTACTCAAATGGTAAAGACTTGACCCCGCTTTAGCTGTTAAAACACGTAACAGTGTGTCCTTTATAGCCTCTGCTTCTGAGGCCTGTAAACAAAACAAGTTGTGTCTTCGAGGTTCAAGACAGAAGTTAGCTAAGATTGGTTCCACAATATAGTACAACATAATACTATTCATTATTTCTTGTACTGTATTGTTTAGATAATTAACATGAATATGTACACTAGTTCTGTAGCTTTGTTTTAGTTCAGTGTTAGCTAACTCAAACACATTATACAACTGGTTGATGGCCTCTTCTGCTTCGATTACAGTTAAAGGTTTCCTAAAAACATATTCATAGGAATTGTTTCTTAAAGATCCGTCCCGTGTTGTTTTCCAAAAACTGAGAAAAGATTCTTTAAGGGTTGACTTGATCTCGCCCTGTAAAGCAAGCGTTTCCAAAAGGTATGCGTCAGGCAGCCTATTTCCTTCTGTTTCAACCTCGACCCCCAAGAGCCTGTTGGCTGCCCACTTTTTATAAGTTAGGTAAGGAACTTCCTTTAGTTTCAAGTCAAGGAAACTTTTAATTTCTGCTTCATTAGACATTAGTTACCTCCAAGCCAGGTACATTTGCGTTAACGATATATTCCAGTTGGTGTCTCCCTGTTTCAGAAAGTTTGAAAGGTCCTTCGTTTCCTTCCCGGTAACCGACCTTACTCATATTTCTGATTAGGTATTCTAATCCTAGTTCATTATCCCTACCGATAGCCAGTTTTCGGGAGATTGCTATCGGGTTATTTGGATAATTTTCAAAACTCTCTTCTAAGTTTTCTAAACTAGGGTAAATATTTTTCATGTTATCGACGAAAGAGGGCGCAGCCATAAAGGTTTTTAAATCGAAGGCTTCTTTGGTGCTTCTAAACTGTGCATGATTAGGTTTCCAGGCGTCTATTAGTGCATTAGACCTAGACAAACCTTGTTTAAAAGACCTACAAGGCTTTCTTCTCACATGTAAGAAACAAGGAAAATCATAGATAAGAACATTAGTTAAGAAACCCTTGATTGGTTTAACATTTAAGTCGGCTTCTACGTAAGAAACTCTTTTTTCTCCGTAACCCCAATCTTTTAGAAGGTTGTAGCCGATAGTCCAGGTTTCTTTATTCAGGGGATCCTCCCCCTCTACATAAACAATATAACAAGGCTCTTTACCCAACATAACAATACTTTTTGACAAGTAACTCTGTGCATCCGAAAGATTATCATACAAAGGTTTCATTACAGGTTCTCCGTTAGGTGACTGTTGTCATTTAGGAAGGCCCGGATTTCCCCTTGGTAAGTCTCAGGGTCTAACATCCAGTCTTTGGCAGACTGTCCATACTCTGATACAAATCTATAATCAGTATCAAAATAATTTTTAGCAGCTAGTTTTGTGTTTAGATATACCTGCCTGGTGTACTCTTCCCTCCGAAGCCAGGCGTTACTTAAAGTCCGGTACTCTAGACCGTAGGGTTTAGGGCGGTAACACCCAGGCGCACCATACATTTCCCTTCTCTTCGTATCAGTATCCCACAGTAAAGAAGGCACTCCAAGATAATAATCTAATTCTTGAACAAGTTCAATGCAAGCCATCCTATGTTCGATAGAAAAGATATCTTCCACTCCTTCGGTCCACCCAATATGCACATGCCCTGCGCCAGTCCTCCAGTTTAAAAAACTAGCAGAAGGATCGAGGTAGTTCTCTTGACCGTATAACCATGCGTTATAATCAGGTTCACAACCTAGTTCTAAAGCAAAGCCAGGAAGATTATTAAGATCTTCTTGATTAAATTCTGCTACTGGTTCAGCAACTAAATGATAGTTCTTGCCTGCCACCATCTCTTGCAACTGCTGTTGAACTGACGTGATGTTATCTACAAATTCTTCCAAGGACCTTGAAGGATCAATGTTGAATTCTAGGGCCATGCCGTCAACTTGAACAGCACCGTTGTTAACTTTATGAGGTTCTTGTTTTGTGCCTGGAATTAAGTCAAAACCAGGGACCATCCTGTTTGTCTGTTCTTCTCTAACAAACAGTTCTGGGTCTGCTCCAATTAAGATAGGCATGTTCAAGCTTCCTTTCTTTCTCCTGCTTCAAACATTTCTGGGTTTAAGTAATACAAAAGATCTTCATGTTCTGTTACAAACTCTTGTAATGTCTTACCTGTATACTCCTCTATAGTCCCTCTTACTTGTTTGTCGTTACAACAATTCTCGCACAAGATAGTGTCAGGGGATAACCAAACCCAATTATCTTTTGAATCTACCGGGTTAGAACAGTAACAACAATCCTTTTTAAAGGAAGTTTTTATAAGAGTGACACCATCATATTCGTATTTTAGAAACGAATTAAATTCGATAGGATCAATAGGACTTTCGACTTTAGTACTTTGCTGTCTTGATTGTGCCCTGTAATTTGTCTTACTCCTCCCAATAAAAGTGGTCTGTGATGTTTCATGTATAGTCTTTACTTCTTCTTTCCCCTTCATATCCACCGTGATTTTAGGCTCACCAACAGAGATGATATTAGATTTATTTACGGGAGAGATGTCATAACTAAATAGAGTATTAACAGGAAGGTTGGTGACTTTGGAAGGATCCCACTCAATCTTGTTACGGGAAAGGATAGCCCTTAACATATTAACTTCAGATGCCCAGTATAGATCACCTTCATCCCGATACAGGGTCATAGGTCTCTTTTCGTTACGTAAGAAATTCAAAGTTTGTTCTTCTAGGTTAACCCAAACCAAACACCAAGCACCTTGCATTTCTTTTAGTGTGTCCTCAATCCCAAAGTGTTGGATGTTTGCAAAAATTGCGTCACTATCAACTTGGAAATAGTCAGGATTTTTAAACTTGTTCTTTAGCTGGGTGAAACTAGGAATAGATATCGAACCATTATGAACCCCCACAATATCTTGGTATTGAAAGGGGTGCGCGTTTACTCCGGAAAGGTTTCCGATAGTTGCGTGTCTGTTATGGCCCAACAAAAGACTTTTACTTATGTTACAAAGCTTGTCCACTTGTTTCAATTCGAGAAAGGAAGGGGCTTCCATTGCTTTCTTTACCAACTCCCCCTCATTTTTTTTGGCGGAATACGCATACATCCCTGTTGCGTGACGACCTCTTAAAGTATCTACAAAAAGCAGCTCTTTAAATATCTTTATGTCGTTGTTGTTTAGATTACCTGCAACACCTACGATACCGCACATGACTTACCCTCGACTTTCTTTCGATTGTTTTTAACAGTTGTATCTAATTGTCTAAAGAAAAATTCTACTAATTCTTTAGAAGCACTACCAAATTCTGGATGCGGTTGGAAACACAAAGAGTTTGTGTTATAGTAATACAAAACTTCAGGGTCACATGCGGGATCGATATCCACAAATTCCCTGCTATTTCTTAAAGTTTTTCTAACTTCTTTGAGAGAGAAGGGCCGCCCCCCTATATAGTAGGAAATTTTATACGCCTCTTTTCTGACACAAAGAGATCTTAAAGCCTCCCCCGTAGGGGCTACCGCAACAGCCCTGAGTATGGCCTGAGGGCCTGGCCTCATCATTTGATGGTGTGTAGATGTGGCCTTAATCCATTTGTTATTAGCAATATCTAGAATGTCATGAGTAGCTGCATGATTATCCACATGTTGGAACAATTTTCCCCCATTCAAAACATTCAGCATCTGTGCTCCCCTACAAATGCCAACCATAGCCTTCTGTTTCTCAAGGCTATAGTTATAGGCGAGCATTTCTGCGATGTCTCTCCTGGGGTTTTGAAAAGAAGATAACTTATGTGGTACTTCCCCGTATAACTCAGGGTTTACATCGGCACCCCCAGTAAAACAAACCACTTCGGCGTCCTCGATTTCCTCGACTACCTCGTGCCCATTTATATGGAAGAAGTTGTTGTACATCGTGCCTATGTTATCTAAGATATGAACTTTATAAGACACCTACTGATTCCTTTCGTATGTTTTAATAACAATTTTTAGTTTTTCGGTCCAGAGTTCTTTTGCTGCCTTATCAAACTCTTCCTTATTTGTTTTTTGTAAATTGAAAGTTCTACTGGGTAAGCGCCCCAACTCTCTGTTTACTTTATCTTGTTCACCTTTAAACCAAGCATTCGGAACTTGTTTTTTGTACTTGTTTGGGTAGGCCCCCCAAATAGAGCTGTCCCTACAGTAACTATAGTACTCAGAGAAAGACTTTAAGTTAGGTAACTGAAAGTCTTCTAAGTTACTTAAATGTTTCATCGAAAGATCCCCGCGAAGGAACTGATCTCTTATCGTGGGTGAGTAACCAGGCAAAAATCTATGACCCCAAGAAGCCCAGAAGCTAAACGCGTGATCGCTATTTAATTCTATGTGAGAGTTTATTTCTCTAAACTGCCGTCCTGGCGCCTGGTCGTTCCTAATACCCTCTCGTAGGTTACCTTCAGCATCGTAAAAAACAGAAGGGATTGTGAGACCATACCTTGAGTGATTGAAAAGAAAATTGTGCATAGAAAATGCGAAAACAAATGGATCCCACTTGTTCATACCCGGCACCTTTAAGGATTCCATGAGCCTAAAACATTCTAGCTGTTGCGAACTTTCTATAGGAGAGCGAAGAGCTGTCAAGAAATTAAACATTACAGAGCAAGGAACTTTCTCACATACCTTAGTGTTAAAAAAGAACCCATGTTGTAAGTAATCTTTTACATTACTTTTTGACAACTTAATATAAGAACTCCACGGTGTTTTGTCCCCTATAAAATATTTTCTTAAGATGTCTTCGGGATAGCTAAGATAAGCGGGACCCGTGCTTCGTAAAGCAAAACCTACACACTTCTTACCAATAGATCGTCGCGAGAACGGGGGTAAGGGGTTGAAGCAAGCACCTGAAAAGTTATGGGTACTTCCGTCAGACAAGTAAACCCTGAACCCAAATGTATTCCTCTTAGGAAGGGGTTTATTTTTCAAGTCTTCTAAGATATCTTTATTTGTTAGCCGCATGGTTACCATTCTCCTTTATCTACTAACCGGTGTGCTTCTAAAACATCTGGGTGATAGTTGTATTCATAGATGAGGCACTCTCCTACTCCTTCCACATCAATGAAAGTTTTTAGGTACAAACCTCGAATAGGGTCCTCGTTATCAACATCCTCTAACCAATCCAATCTATTAATTGTGGCGTCATTTACTAAGTATACCTCTACGACAACACCACCATTGAAACTGAACTTCGTATTAATGAAGCCGGGAAAACGACCTAGGTCAACGAGATAACCCTCTGGGTAGCGATATTCTTTAATAAATTCACTGTCCCATAGTAAGTGATGATTACTTTCACCTTTCTTCAAGGTTCCATATACTGCCACATATTGCATAGATATTCCTTTGTTAGGTGGTGACAACGGTGGGACTTGAACCCACAACCTATAGTTTAGAAGACTATTGCTCTATCCTATTGAGCTACGTTGTCTTATTTTACTGGGAGGTCCATGATTGCTCTGAGGGGGAAGCCTATGCTAGAGTCATTACTTCTAGCTAAGTATGCTTGAGTTTTTCTATTCGATATGATCTCTGAAGAGTGGGCCGGGCGCTACTCCGACTTAGGTGCTGTCAGTGCGTCACCTGTTCCACAGAGCGGCCCCAATAATCGCGGGAGGGGCTTCTCGGTCTGTTTGTAATCAGAGCTTCCACCCGCCGTATCCGGGTCGTATTTCCGCGTCTTGAGCGTGTCTCCGCGCCATGCTTTCCACGCCGCCGCTCTTCAGAGATCATATGTTCCTTAGTTTATCCGATCTTCTAGGTGGTCGCCCGCCGCAACTGATAGACAACTGCGACGAGCAGTTTATGTTATTCAGTTAAGAGTTAGAGGACAGTAGGTTCCGGCGCTGTTGAATCATTTGAGACTTGTGTGATAGTCTTATCGTATTCGATGAACTCCTCTGCGACAAGACTAAGATCAGCAGCAGCGATAGGTTTTGGTACTCGGTTTTCAGGACGTTGGATGGTTACAACATATCCGCTTTGAAGTACAATTTCAGTCATAGTAGCTTTCCTTTCTAAGGTTTGAAGTGTTGCCGCTTTTTCCCGGCTGCCATCCTGCTGGGCAGGTTCGGTGAAGAGCCCGGTTATCCAGGCTCCAATCTGTGGAAGAAGGTTGGTCATTCATCCCCACTATTTCAGATCTTTCTTAACAGCTACTATCGCAAGGTGCCCACCCGCAGAGATCACACTCTGAAGGGGAATAAGCACATACATACCAAGCCTCTCCTTCATATGTTTCAGCTCCACATTCGGGACACTCCCCGTCAGGGGATAGGTCTATTGGCCATTCCTTTGCCGCACAACACATAGCTTACCTACCTCTCTCATCCATTAGTGGGTTCTCTAAGAGATCGCCACGGATATCAATGTCCGGTAGAATAACTTGAGGCTTGAAGACTACCCGATAGTGATAGGGGTTGGCGTATTCTAATCCAATTTGTTCAACGACATACGTCACATTCCGAGAAAGCCCTAGCTCGTGTTGTTTGAACCGATTCTTTCCATACTCACACGTGACTAGGAGTTTTCGGTCTTTGTTCGTGACACCACATCGGCCCTCGACCTCAAGCAAGTATTCATCACTGATAGTGTTAATGAAAACCACACGCCTAATAAGCTCAAAGTGATTAGCAGAGCGATCTATGTTGTGTTCAACGACCTCAAGGTCATCTTCACAACCCGAGATAGCGAAGAAAACTAAACCACCAAAGCCAATCCCCGCAAGGATACCGTTATTCATGATACTATCCTTTATGTTAAAAGTTTAGTCGTTTTTTCCACTTGCTTTTTCCTTTTGGGTAAAAGAATTGGTTGCTGTATACCCTTTGAAGAGCATTATTATATTCTTCTCCCCTAAAACATTTAATGTTGGAGGAATACTTTTCCATTTCTTGATTTACTCCTTCGGCAAGCAACGCCGCAAAAGCTTTGTCACCTATTACGTAACCATCAATAGTTAACTTACCATCGTTATAATCGACACTAATTACGTTTCCGCTAGGAAAAGTATAAGATATTTTAAAACCGTGCATGATGTTCTCCTATTTCTTAGCGAAATGGTGCCCGCACCCGGACTCGAACCGGGACGCTATAAAGCCACAGATTTTAAGTCTGTTATGTCTACCTATTCCATCATGCGGGCTATTTGTTTGTGTGGGTAAACCACGTGCGTATTAAACGCAGTGCGTATTAAACGCGATCAGAAAGCAGGCTTACCGTCCTTATCAATTAGAGCTTTGTTGATAGCAGCAGCAATAGCAGTGTCACTTTGGTCTGACAAGCTAACAACGGGCTGTGGCTCTGTGTTGATCTCAGAGGTAGGGCTAACGATAGGCTTGTCCTCTTCCTCTTCGTCTGTAACCTTGGGCTCTGGTTGATGTTGTGGTTCAACGTCTGCCAATACCTCAAGTTGCTGTACTAATCCCCTAGCTACTGTTCCTCGTTTGTTGATACGGGCAACGAGAGAGGCCAACATCTTCTTCACCTGCTCATCGCTATAATAAGATGTATCAGGCCCAGATAAGATAGGGTTGTAATTGACCAAAGACAAAGGGTCTGAATGCTCCCCGCCTTTCATTGCCTCGAACAAAAGATCCAAGCTGTCGGCTCTGTCTTGCTCGTACTCTTTCCAACCTTTGCACTTTACATCTTTGTTAGAGAAAGTTGCAAAGGGTGCCAAGTCTTTCGTCAAAATCTTGATGATGACTGAAAGAGACTTTGATACAGGGTTATCAAGAACACAATCGTTAACAGAATCCCATGGGTACACTTTAACCTGAAGGTTCTTAGTGATGTTAAACAGACGAGTCATAGGATCTGCGTTACCTTCAAAGAGATAGGCAAGACAATGAGGGTAGAGTTCATCCACCTTCTCTAACGATGCTTCGACTTTTTTACCCAGGTTAGTCAAACTTGTGTTAATAGTTTTGGCATCGTAAATGTTGAATTTACTAGACATTTTTAGTTCCTTTCGTGCGGATTAAACCGCGTGGCTTGTGGTGCAACAACACCTTACAACGCAGGCCACCAGTGTCACTCCCTTTGTGTATACAAAAGGCTGGGTTTCTGCGCTGCGTAGCTATTGTTACGCCATAGCAGCGTTTTTCACATGCTAACTATCGTTCGATAAACTAAGATTAACATAACATTATAGATTGTTGCTTTCCCATCACGATTGGTGAGGTAAATCGTTACAAGGTAACAAGATCTAGCTAAGCTATTCCATTGTCATTCATCTTCGATTTTAGTTAGTTGTCCATATTTTAAGAGATCGGGAGCCTGGACGCACCGGCTTTTAAGCCCTGACCTCTGGCGGAAGCAGTCAGCTTCTCTCCCGCAACGCGTTAGCCTTCTGCTTACTAGTCCTTTGGGCCCTTACGGACTACATCTAAACGCACTAGGGCTAGCCCTCACCGCGCATAAACATCATACTCTCTAGGCTACCTTATCGATAGCTTACCGCGTATCACAAAAGAGTTTCGACATCATCGATATCCACGTTTGTTTAATTACAGTCACTAACCGCTACGTTAGCTCCCGCACCCATTCTCGCAATAGGCTTCCCTGATAGAGGGCTGGTCACTGACATAAGGCTTCACCGATTGGTGATAGGGCCAGCGATGATGGAGAGATAACAGGGGAAAGAATGGTATGCAAGAAAAAAGTTATGACTAATTTGTAATTGAAAGAGGTATTATATTACCGCATGATAGTGAATAGGTGTGTTATGATTGGGTGATGATTAGAGAGATAAGGTGTGATGATGTAAAAAAATAAAAAAGTACTTGGTAAGGGGTTGACAAATCTCTAAACTTGTGGTACACACTTAATACGATTGTTTGTGATCGGGGAAAGTCAGATGGGGGGGTATCAGGGGTTTTGATTTGCATCGCTCTGTTCATATAGTCACCTAAAATTTACTACATAAAATTTTTATAAATATTGCATTTTTTACTTGACATAGGTTAGTAGACATGGTATAATATAGATATAACTATATATAGTTTTGGCGGCAGTTAAAGAAACTCCTTTCCCTCTAATCATTTCCTTTTCGTTTCCTTCCACTCTATAACTTAGGTATATTATATATATTATATATAATTATGTTCAAAGGATAAAATTTATTATGAGTGTGAGTAAATTTAAAGGAAAAAATGGTAATTTCCTGACCGTATCTCTATTTAAAGAGATGGACTTTAGTAAAGATAAATCTAGTGTCCTTTATACTTTAAAAGACGAAGATAATGAGTTTCCTTCCCTTCGTAAACTTTACTTGCAAGAAGGGGACATTACCGAATACAAATTTGCAGTTAAGCACTTATACAACTGGGATCATTGGGTACATCTTCGAGATCTAGAATGGATGAGACCTCTTGTTCTTAAATGGCGTAAAGATCTAGATGTCAAGCTAAAGTCGGACACCTTACACAAGATTATTCTTCTTTCGTTCGAAGAAGGTTCCACAGGTCTCGCAGCTTCGAGATTTATCCTAGATAAAGGAATTCATTTAAGTCCTTTATACCAAGAACTAAAAGAAGAAAATAAAAGTGAAAAAGGACAGTCTTCCTCTCGTACCCGAAACAAAAACCCAGACTATGCTGAAGTTTTAAAAGATGCAGATAGATTGCTGAACTAATGAAAAACCAAGAAGCTCAAGCGGCTAATCCACAAGAACTAAAAGACCAGATTAGATTTAGGGCAGAAGCGGATTTAGAGTTTTTTATTAGACTGGTGGCGCCTTACCGAGTTTTGGGCGCAGTCCATAAAGAGTTAATTACTTGGTGGAACAGAGAAGATGCTCTATCACACCAACTAGCTCTTCTTCCTCGTGACCATGGTAAGTCGGCTATGATGGCTTATAGAGTTGCGTGGTACTTGACCAAACATCCTGACCATAGAGTTTTGTATATCTCTTCTACGGCTAACCTGGCAGAGAAGCAGTTAGGACTAATCAAGACAATCTTTACTTCGGATATCTATAGGACTTATTGGCCTGAGATGATAAACTTAGAGGAGTCTAAGCGAGAGAAGTGGACGACTTCAGAGATCTCTTTAGATCACCCCATAAGGAAACAAGAAGGGATACGAGATCCCTCTATCTTTACAGCAGGACTCACGACTTCGGTCACAGGTCTCCATTGCGATGTGGCTGTATTGGATGACGTAGTCGTAAAAGAAAACGCCTACACCGAAGAGGGAAGAAACAGAGTCAAAGAACAATACTCTCTCCTAGCCTCTATCGAGGGCGCTGATGCGCTAGAGTGGTGTGTGGGTACTAGGTACCACCCGAAGGATCTTTACGGCTCTATGCAGGAAATGAAGGAAGATACCTTTAGTCCTGAAGGAGAGGTGGTAGACTCCAAAGAGATCTACGAAATCTTCGAGAGACAAGTAGAATCTAAAGGAGATGGGACAGGAGAATTCCTGTGGCCTCGTCAACAAAGGACTGATGGAAAATGGTTCGGCTTCGACAAGAGAATCCTTGCCCGTAAGAAGGGACAGTACTTAGATCGAACACAGTTCAGGGCACAGTACTACAACGACCCGAACGATCCAGAGTCTGCCACCATTAATTACGAAGACTTCCAATATTATGATAGGAACTATCTTCAACAGAACATGGGCTACTGGTTCTTTAATGGGCAGAGATTAAATGTTATTGCTGCGGTTGACTTAGCTTACTCGCCTAAGAATAAGAAAAGAGACCACACAGCCATTACCGTAGTCGGGGTGACCGGGGACTTTCAATATTACATCTTGGATATTGATAGGTTCCAAACGGACCGGATTCAAGACTACTTCAACGCTATCCTTAAGCTCCACCAGAAGTGGGGGTTTAGAAAGATGGTCGCGGAAGTTGGTGCCGCTCAAGGCGCAGTTGTCAAAGCAATCAAAGACCAATGTAGAATGAATGGTCTTTCCCTTTCGTTCCAGGAGGTACGACACACTCGAATAAGCGGGACTAAAATAGAAAGAATAATGGCGGTTTTAGAACCTAGATATCAGAACCATCAGGTCTGGCACTATCGAGGGGGTAACTGTCAAGTATTGGAAGATGAATTAGTAAGGCCACACTCTCCTACAGATGATGTGAAAGATGCGGCAGCCTTGGCTGTCGATAATATCGTCGCGCCTTCGGCGTCTTTCATAGGTAGAATAAACAGTTCTCAAGACACTAAGTTTAATAGACAGAGGTTATCTGCTTCTCGTTTCGGAGGTATTCGTTAATGAACGGACACGAAAGTATTACATTAAAGGATATCTTAACCGAAGATAATCTAGCTACTCAAATTGCTAATATGCAACAGCAGTGGCGCGTGCAAAGACACAACAAAGTAAATGAATGGCAAGAGTTACGTAACTATTTGTTTGCGACAGATACCTCAACAACTTCTAACTCTACTCTCCCGTGGACTAACACAACTACGATTCCTAAGCTTTGCCAAATCAGAGATACCCTCCATGCCTTGTACATGGCGATCCTGTTTCCTAAAAAGAACTGGCTTTCTTGGGAGGCTTCTAATTCTGATTCGGCTTCGAAAGAAGTTCGCAATGTAATTAAAAGTTATATGTATGATAAGCTTCGAGTCTCTAAGTTTAGAATTACTATGTCAAAGGTTGTCTTAGACTACATCGATTATGGTAACTGTTTTGCGACAGTAGACTATGTTAAAGAAACACAAACAGACCCTGAGACACAACAGGAACTTGTTACATATGTCGGCCCTAGATTAGTTAGAATTTCTCCTCTAGACATTGTGTTCAATCCTGTCTCTAGAGATTTTAAATCAAGTCCTAAGATTATTAGATCTTTAGTTACAATAGCAGACTTACATAAAAGAGTTAAAGAACAAACAGGATTAGAAGAAGCTAATGGATTAGTTTCTTATCTAGCCAAGGTTAGAGAGCGAGTTAGGGCACAGGCTGGAGACAGAAAGTTTGAAGATAACGTACGAGATTCCGCTTATATCGCGGATGGGTTTGGTTCAATCCAACAATATTACGGACAAGACCTAGTAGAAATTTTAGAATTCTACGGGGACATTTATGATTATGACAACAACATCTTAAAAGAAAATCGTAAGATTGTTATTGCAGATGGTCATAAATTAATTTCCGATGAAGAAATAAAATCTACGAACCCTGAAGGAGTTATCTTTCACGCAGGGTGGAGGGAACGACCAGACAACTTATGGGCTATGGGTCCTCTAGACAATCTAGTAGGTATGCAATATCGCATAGACCATTTAGAAAATATCAAAGCAGACGTCTTCGATTTGATTGCTTTCCCCGTAGTAAAGGTAAGAGGGTTCGTCCATGACTTTAATTGGCAACCACTAGAAAAGATTATTACCGGGGATGATGGAGACGTAGAAGTGTTGGCTCCTGATGCCAGGGCTTTAGACGCAGACTTCCAAATTGCAAACTTAGAACGCAAGATGGAAGAGATGGCGGGAGTTCCTCGCGAAGCTTTAGGGTTCAGAACTCCTGGAGAAAAGACTGCTTTCGAAATTCAAAGACTAGAGAATGCTTCTCTTCGTTTATTCCAAAACAAGACGGAACATTTCGAAGAAGCTTTCTTAGAATCTTTGTTAAACCATATGTTGATTATATCAAAACAAAACTTAGATGAAGTTGATACGATTAGGATTCTAGATGACGAACTATCTATTGAATTGTTCGAAACGATTCGGCCACAAGATTTAACTGGCTCGGGCCGCATTCTACCAGTAGGGGCCAGAAACTTTAAAGAAAAGGCAGAAGTAATACAAAATATCACTAACGCATATGCTTCAGGATTATTTCAAGATCCTCAAGTTTCTGCTCATTTGTCTGGCAAAAAGCTAGCACAATTAATTGAAGAGGTTTTAGATTTAAGTGACTATAATTTATTCAGCGAAAACATTAGAGTTGCCGAAGAACTGGAAACACAACAAGCTGCCCAAAGCGCTAGCGAACTTTTCCAAAGTGAAGTTCCCGTCGGAGGAAGCGTGTTTCCCGAAGATGATCCTACATTAGAACCTGATGAAGAGGTCTAATAGATGGGGTATTCAAAACATTTTCAACCTAAGGATTTTGAGACCACAAGAAATTCTTTACTTAAACTAAAGGAGGTGATCCGTCTAGAGCATAGTCCTAGTAAAATACTAGGTCTAAATACAGATGAGACCATTTCTAACGCAGTTGCTTATGATCTTGTTAGTCGTATTGAAAAAGAATTATCTGCGCTGGTTAAAGCGTATGATGAGTATATAAGAAAGAGATAATTAATGTTTGATTTAAAAGATTCAAAGACCACAGAAGATAATAAATCAACCGATGATGCCAACTATATAGACCAACTAGTCGGTGAAGGAAAAAAATATTCTAGTATCGAAGAACTAGCTAAAGCAAAGTACCATGCTGATCAACACATCTCCCGCATAGAAGAAGAAAACAAAGGTATGAGAGAAATCTCTTCTGAACTTTCTTTTGAAAATCGGAAACTAAAGGAAGACATGACCATGTTAGAATCTAAAGTAAATTCTATTTTTGATAAGGTAGACCAACAAACAATTCAAAAACAGAATACTGAAACTTCAAAAGAAGAAAGTACTCAAAAACCAGTTGAGGAAAACACTCCTTTAGAAGAAGAAAATAAAAGTACTACAGAGAATAATCTAGAAGAAATTGTTATGGAGTTGCTACAAAAAAATCAACAACAGACACAAACACAAGTTAATCTAAAAGAGTCTAATGATTTTGCCGTAGCTAAGTTTGGTTCAGAAGAGGCCGCACTAAAAGCAGTGGAAACAAAAGCAAAAAGTTTAAACATGTCTATGACAGACATCCAAGAACTGGCGGGTAAAAGTCCCGACGCTTTTAAATCTTTGCTAGGTGAAGTGGCTAAAAATAAAACTGACCAAACAACCTTTAACCAATCTTCGCAGAACTTTTCGAGCGTCCCCCTAGCTAGCGAAGAAGACCCCGAGCATATCGCATATTATAACAAGATGCGCAGGACGGATCGAAATAGATTTTATTCTCCAGACGTACAAGGAAAACTTTTTGAATTGCAAAGAGAAGGGAAGCTAAGAACTTCCTGAACTTAGGAGATTAATATATGTTTGAAACAGGTACTAATGACCATCTCATTAGATCTCAACTCTGGTCTACGTTTTTAAAAGAAGAATTTAATGACGTACTCATGGGCACGGGATTTGTGCAGATGTTGTCTGAATTTCCTGACGGTGATACTTTTAACATCCCGTCAGTCGGGCAAGCTACCGTTGAGAATTACGTAGAAGGTAACGCAGTTAACTATCGTAATCTTGATACTGGTAACTTCACCTTCACGATCACTGAGTATGTTGCCAGTGGTCACGCAATCACAGAAAAAATGAAACAAGATTCTGTGTATGCTAACCAAGTCATTTCTTCGTTCCCTGCCAAACAAGCCCGAGCCATCGCCGAGAAGATGGAAAAGGATATGTTTGAAAAGATGAACGTAGGACAAACGGCCGGCAACGTTAACCTTATTAACGGTGGTCGCCACAGGTTTGTCGCGAATGATACTGTCAATACCAATTTTAAAACTATTGGTTTGGAAGATTTCGCAAAAGCACACTACTCTCTGAAGAAGGCTGAAGTGCCTTTGACTAACTTAGTTGCTGTTGTGGATCCTTCAGTTGCTTACCACCTTAATACACTAACCAATTTAGTTAATGTATCCAACAACCCACAATGGGAAGGCATCATTACTTCCGGTCTTAGTGACCAAACTGGTTTGAAATTTATTCGTAACATCTACGGTTTCGATGTTTATGTTTCAAATTACTTACCTACAGTAGGTGTTGAAACTGTTGATTCTGTGTCCACTTCGGCGGGTGCGGTTGCCAACTATTTCTTCTCTGCTGCTCCGGAAGCACTGCCTTTGATTGGCGCTGTTAGACAAGCACCTAAAGTTGATTCTGAATATAACAAAGACCTTCAACGCGAAGAGTATGTAACGACTGCTCGGTGGGGTATGAAGCTCTATCGTCCAGAATCTCTTGTTACTGTTCTTTCGGACGATGGCGCTAACTTCGTCTTTTAATTAAGAAAGGAATTTAATTATGGGAACTTGGACTAACAACGATGGCTTGAAGGTACGCTTTGGTGCCGACGGCGTAGAGGATACTCTTAAGGGAGGCTCCAACGGTTACGTGGGGGCTGAACGAGAGTATTCACTAGAGTTTGATTATACTGATTTGGAAGCTATTAACACGGCAACCATTATCGATATCTTCAACATCCCTGATAACTTTCAGGTTACTTCTGTTACGCTTCAAAACTTAACACCTTTTGATTCTGCTAGTGACGCAGGTACCTTGGATATTGGTGTCATTCAAACAGACAGAACAACTGCTGTCGATCTGGATGGGCTAGGTGATGGTATTACTCAAACTCAGCTTAACGCTAATAACTTTGATACAACTACGGGAACGGCTGTTCTAGTGGGCACTACTCTTACTAATGGTGGTTACCTAACTTTAACTGAACGTAGTGCTGCCTTCACGGCAGGAGAAGGCCGTATCATTATCCGCGGCTTTACAGCCGCTTAACTTTGAGGAGGTCTAATGACTACTAAAGTAACTTTAACTACTTTATCTGGGTTGTCTAACGAGACAACTGCAATTACTAGTATTAATAATAACTTTAACGCAATTGCAGAACAATTAGACCTCCTCCTTTCTCGTGATGGGGAATCCCCCAATACGCTAACGGCAGACTTAGATATTAATTCTAATAGGATTAGAAATTTACCTGACTCTGTTAACAATGACGAACCTCTAACACATCGTCAAGCTCTGATACAATTTCCTAAAATTGATATTGCGGTAGAGAATATCGATAATATTAATGCTGTTGCAGATAACTATCCCAACATTAGTGTTGTAGCCACCGACATCGATAATGTAAATACATTAGCTGGTTTGTCAGTAGAGGTGCAAGCTTTAGGTGCTATTGCTCCGGGCCTTACGAATATTAATAACGAACTCACTAAGGTTACTGCTGTAGCGGATGATCTAGCTTTAGGTTCTAGTTCTCTCATTCTACAAGCAACAGCAGCGGCTGTTAGTGCTGCCGCCAGTGAAACAACAGCTGCTAATAAAGCATCCGAAGCTTCGGTTTCAGCAACAGAAGCGGCTGCTAGTGCTACTAATGCAGCCACTAGTGAAACTAATGCGGCACAGAGTGCTGTGGATGCAACTACTGCTTTATCTGGTCTTCAGGCTCAAATAGATATTCTTAGCTACACTAATCCTACAATTAGTGTGGACATCACGACCCCTACAAATGAAACGCAAGAAGATGGGGTTACAATTAACGACGTAACTATTTCAGTTAACGGTTCCTTTAACTCTGGTTATTCCCCTGCGCTTATCGAAGCACGCCAAAAAAGTGGAAGTTGGGTGGACGTAACAAGTCAAATGACTATTAATTCTGGAACAGTATCTGGTTCAGTTAGTTACACATCCCTTAATTTAAATACTTCTTCCACTTTAAATAACAGAACTTTTGAAGCTAGGATTACTGATGCTGTCTCAGGTTCTCTTGGTGGAAATACGGTAGAGAGTAACGAAGATGTTCTTGATTTTAGGCCTAGGATATTCTGGTCCGACGGCACTGAAGCAGCTCCAACAAATAGTGCCACAGTTCGTGCGTTGTCTAATTCTTCATTAGTTAACTCACTTAATCTTTTTCTTTCACCCCCTCCAGGCACAGGTGACCGAACAATTTATTTTGCTTTCCCGCAGTCTTTTGTAACTGGCGGTCAAGTAACTGTTACTTCAAACAACGCTTTGGCATCTACTATCCTTACTACAGATAGTCGGTTTTCCACGATTAGTGTGAATGATGCTGGAGGAAACGCAAGTAATTATTGGCTTTTTGCACTTGTCGTAAACGATAGTGTTGTAAATGTAAGGATTGAAAACTAATGTCCGATACCCCTTTATTCGCTAAACTAAAAATTCCCGGCGGTGGTAATGTCGCAGATGCAACCGATGTAGAATACGATGCAGATAACTCTGTTGCTGAAGAGATTGTCGCGCGGGCTGCGGCGGTTCCTGGACAGATTGATACCCATTTCCGCGGGAGTATGCCTGAGCGTATGCGCGGCGCGAAAATCATACGAGACCAAAAGTTTTTAACTAGCAATATTTCTGGGGCTACACGGTACAAGAAGCTCGGTAGCGTTCCCGGAACCAACGGTCATTTAACTGTTAAGGGTATTTTATTTGGCCACACCGCTGCGCAGGGTCGTTCTTCGGTAGATCTGGTTTTTAGCACAAGAGGCGGCTTGGAAGTTACGGGTAGCTTATTCGGCAATGTGGGAAGTGCGTGGCTTGAGGTTCGAGCCAATGGCTACGATGTCGATGAGTCGGCGCCACACGACTACGATATTGATGTTTATTTGGCGACCCAAAGTTTCACCAATGTTGACCTCTTGGAGGTAAGCGGATCCGGAGGTGGGTCGATTTATGACAATGGTGACAACGACACGTGGGAGACCACAGAGCCTGCTAAGCCCTTAGTTTGGGATCTTCGCGACCACGATCCTGGTGATGGTGTTAAAAACCTGGCTGGCGTGGTCACAACCCCGAATGTTTACACAAGCGTGTTTCCTGATACGGGTTCGCTTTGGACCGCAGCCAACGATTGTAACGTGACCCTCGAATCGGGTGGGGGTATGCGCATCACAGGAACCGGGCCGGATCCTAGAGTCGATGCCAACTTGGTGTTAGCAGACTATTCAGGTGCAGCTAACCCATTGGTGTTCGTAACGATGACGCGCGTCGTTGCTGGTGACGAGGGCGCAGTCGCGCCGGTTCTGTATTGGGCCACCGATAGCCGCAACTTTTGGTCGGTAAACCATAATACCACCCCATTGGCTGGCCCCGCAGATCTGGCTGTTGGCGCGACGGCAACGTATGTCTTCGACATTCGGCAGCATCCAGAGTGGGCTGATTATAGCGGCGGCACCATTACGAACTTGCGCCTTGATCCGATGCAGACAGCAGCAGGACTGGTAGCTGGCACGGTCGTCGTTGACCGTATCGAGGTTGGATCGAACCGCATCTCTGCCGAAGTTGGTAACGAAGTATTGGATCTGGCCTCAACAGAGAATGGTAAAGGGGCGGCTTTAATTGGTGTCGAAGACAGCGGTTCGGACTTTGTGTCCACGACTGTCGAAGGCGCCCTTACTGAAGCACGGCTGAATGGCCTGATTAGTGGAGGTACTGTAGCGGCTTCATCCGGTGTGATTACCGTTGCACCGCAGCGACTTTATACGCTCACCGCTGGCGATGCGATCACGGGTGTCGATGGCCTTGCAGATGGTCAGTCGTTCCGTTTCGTTTTGCCTGACACCGGATCAGACATTACGCTCACGGACGCGGGTTCGCCAGCATCGGGTCAGCCGCTATCTTTGGCTGTGAGCACGAGGACGCTCCGTCCAGGGACAGATAAGGGCATTTATTGTCTAACGCGCGTTGGCTCGCGCATTGTTATGAGTGGGGCTGGATCATCATCGACCGGCGCAATGACTATTGATGCGTCAACTGCCGGTCTTGCTCCTGGCACAAACATCACCGCTGCGCTTAATGCGCTGCGCGCGCAGGGATACGAGCGGATCGGTCTTCCTCGTGGCACTTACGATATCGACATTGGCGGTCTAAACCCTATCGACTACACCTTGGAGGGTGATGGCGATCAGACCGTCCTTCGGATGGCCAATCCCGTCGCCGGAACAACTGCCGACATGCTCCCGCTGGCGCAGGGCGCGCGTATTTCTAAGCTATGCCTGGATGGAAACAAGGCTGGGAACATTGGGTCTTATAATTTTGCTAGCACACAATATAATGGTTGGCGTGGAATTCAGACATTTAATGGTGATGTGCACGTCGAAGACATCTTGCTGCGCAATTTTATCAGCTCACCAATGTTCCTGAGTGGTGATAAGGTTACCGCTAAACGCATCCGCGCCGAGGGGTGTGCCTCAGGGATATATTTTGGCTTTATCGGTCGGTCATACAAAGACTACATGATCGAGGATATTTCCAACATCGATATGGATTCCCGCCTAACTGGTCAGGCTGGCACTGGTACGATCACGCCGCACGCAATCGACTTTTTTGGACTGGTTAACTCCAGCATTGAAAAGATCCTCGTTCGGAATATGGACGGCGGCGCCCACACGGTGGACAGCATTAGCCCGCAGCTTTCCGGCATCACGGTGGCGGGCTGCAAAGACACGACATTTGTTGACCTGGCAGCAGAGGAATTTTACGGCACCGCCAACGGCGCTATACCAATGCAACACGCTGTTATTACGATTCCTTACAATCAAGATTGCCAGTTTGACAATCTTCGGGCGCGGAAATTCAATGGCGCGGGGGTTGAGGCAACGGGTTGCGAAAATGTGATCATCACCAATGCAATGGTTGATGGCGAGTACCACACGCCAAACGCCTGCACTATGGCAAACAGCTACGCCTTTTCGAACGAGCAGCGGTCTTTTGACTGGGGTAATGAGATTTTCCACCACTTTGCGGGCGGAAGTGGTGTTAAGTTGGCCGACAGCACACTGAAGGGCTGCGGCTACGGTGCTTATCTCTTCGGCGGCGTGACGGATATTCGTGACTGTAACCTGGTAAACAACTATTATAACGGAATCAGAACCTTTAAAATAAGCGGCACAAATCTGAACAATGGCTCAGGGGACGGCATCGACAATAAGGTGCGTGTGCGGGGTGGTCTGATCGCACGCAATGGCGGCGCGGGCATCGCAAACAACTTTGGTGACATTGATCTTGGCGGAGGGGTGACGATTGTAGACAACAATCTCCGCTCTTTAGCTACAGCACAGCTTACGACAGATGCTACGGATCTTAAAGCTTCACACACTGTCAACATTGACGACACGGTGTTCGAGTGGACAGTGCATCTTGATTCTAGCAAGAGCCCCACGCCCATCACGCTGGCTGATGCCGTCAGTTTTGCTCCGCAAACTGCCGTCCTGGCGCCTGATACGGCAGACGTTTTAGGCGGATCTCCTGTTTACGTCGCCGATGTCCGATTGTTGCTGCCGACTGTCAGCTTCTGGGGTGTGATCCTGGAGGAAGGAATGCAGGTCACGATCGCTGGGCAGACAGGTTTCATCCTGTCCGAAAACCAGGGCGATATGAAGATTGCGTTCCCTAGCGCGGTCAGTCTTGCGGTATCAGGCAGTATGCTAACGAGCATGGGGACGGTGACGAGCCAGTCTGCACCCGACAGCTTCGGCCATGTCACACTTACCGGCTCCGGAACATCTTGGGTCGGTGCATTCGCACTGGGTGAGTGGGTCACGGACGGAACGGAATATCGCCGCCTGGTGCGCGTTGATAGCAACACGTCCCTGACCGTCGATGAGGCGTTTACAACAACACCGACATCAATTTCTAAAGTCACGGCTGATGCCGTCACTGTGCCTCCGACGTCTCTGCTAGCAATGGATTTTGCAAGCGCTGGCTCTGTCACGATCGGATCGGGCGTGCGCTATCGCGGCTATCGAAACGCGAAGAAGATGAACTATTTAACGTTCAACCTCTTCCGTGAGGGGTCGTACATTTACGTTGACAACACTGTCACTGCGGCAGGCGTCACAACCATTGATGCGGATAACCTGACAATCGGCCCTCACCATTTGATCTCGTATCGCGCAATTATCGAAGAGACCGTGAGTGGGGCGTCATCTGCACTCTTAGCATTGAACGATCAGGCAGGTAATTTTTATCGATTTGAGTTTACAACAGATTTGACAAAGAACTCACAGATGTATTCGTTCAATCCTTATATCTCGTCCAATTCTGTGGACCCGGATCAAAAGTTTCCGAATGGAGATAACATGATATACCAAGTACAGTTTGCAGGTAATGACGGGGTCACAGGAAGTATGCGTTGGGAGCGTTATATCAGACTAGACACCTTACCTGGTTTTACAGACATACCTTAAACAAGGAGGAATTAAATGAGTAAGATTTCAAAAGCTATTTCAGGCTTTTTATCTGCTGCTGTTGTTTTAGCGGCTGCTTTGAATCTACCTGTTGAATGGGCAACACCCGAGGTTATCGGTGCGGCAGCCCTTTTAGGAGGTACTGTTGTTAGCGGAGTTGTTTACACAGTTCCTAATGGAGAATAAATAAATGAGATTTAGATGGTTTAAAAAAAGAGCAGGCCTGTTTAAAAATTTAGGATTGGTTGGTCTTAGTCTTTTCGCAGGGCGAAACGAAGCACTAGTCTTGGAAGTTACTAAAGGCTTGCGAACAGCAAATGACATTGCCCGAGGTGACTTACCTGTGACAAACGAAAGTGCTCAGGCTTTTGAGGAAGCTGCTAGAGAACTAAGTAAAACTTTAAAAGAATATCCCCCCGCTGAGTAAGGAAATACTATGCGCCAAACTTTATTGGAACTAGTCCAGCAAATTTTAAATAGATGTGATAGTGATAACGTAAACACTATCGGGGAAACACAAGAAGGTTTGGATGTCGCTGGTGTAATTAAAGAAACTTATTACCACCTTCTAACTCTTTTAGAGTACCCTAATCATGAGGGTTTGATAAGTTTAACTGCTACAAATGTTAATACACCTACGCATATGAAGATCCCTAATGAAGTAATTTCTATTCAATGGGTGAAGTACAATGATGAAGAGGACCATACTGTAGACCTAAACTACAGGGAAGTAGTTTATTTAGATCCTAGTGACTTTATTAAACGCTCCGTAGGTTTCGACCAATCGTCTTCTGGGGTTACTAGAGTTACAGACCCCTCAAGCAATAAAGCATTATTGATAGAAAATAATAAAGTTCCAAGCTTCTACACAAGCTTCGATGAAAATTATATTGTTTTTGATTCTTATGATTCTAGTGGGGATGGCTTTCTGCAATCTGCGAAAGTAATGGTCTACGGTTATACTCTTCCTACTTGGTCTAACACAGATAGTTTTATACCAGACCTAAGTGCCGAGCACTTCCCCCTGCTGTTGTCAGAATCTCTTTCTGTAGTGGCAAGGGAAATCTACCAAAGACCTTCTCTGAAAACAGAACAAAGATCAAGACAACAATTACTTTCACACTTCAATAATAAAAGTAAACTAGAAGAAACCAACATCATAGGACGACCGAACTATGGGAGATCACGAAGAAAATGAAAAACATTCAAGGTAACAACGGAATGATTTATACAATTGAACCAGAGGGACAGACTTCTCTTTTGAGGATTACCTCTAATAAGGGGCAACTACCTCTTGCGTTAAGTGGGTTCTTTACTAAGCTAGCCTCGGCAGAAGATGCAGTAACTAAATATCTTCAACAAACTAAACACCTTAAAACTTCTGTTAAAAGCAACATGAAGGAAGCTGTATAGTGTCCGATATTCAGGAAACAATTAAACCGGCTTTTCTGAGGGGCTACTTTACAGAGGCCATTGATTTATCGTTTCCTGACGATGCTTCTTTCGACGAGCTGAACATGGATATTGATTCAAGAGGTTTCAGAGAAAGGCGTCCGGGTCTGCAACAAGAGAGTACAGCCCCTCTTTTCTCCGTAAACCCAATTACTATCGAAAGGCGTAAAGGCAATTCTAGTTTTGTTTGGCGTTCTGTTGGCGGTATTGGCTCTTCAAATTTTTATGTGCACCAATTCGGGGAAACTTTATATTTTATAGATTTAAATAACAAGCCTTTAAGTGCTGGTTATTTTAGTTCCGTGGTGAATTTGACTTCTTTTTATACAGTTGCTGCAGAAACCGCAAGGAACCAACCTGTTCAATTTACCGCCATTAAGGGTTATTTATTTGTAGTAAGTAAGTACATGGACCCTATCTTTGTAGAGTATGATGCCGCGTCTCAAACGTTTTCTAGTACTAAACTTTTTCTGAAAATTAGAGATTTAGAAGGCTTACTAGAAACTACTGCGGTAGATAATAGACCCCTTTCTATCAACAACATTCATGAGTATAACTTGGGTAATCAAGGGTGGAAGACAAAGGACACAAAACATAGGAGTACGGGTACATTAAGAACTCCTTTAGAGCATTGGATAAACAATAATGACGTTCTTACCACCGGGTACCCGAGTAATGCGGATGTGTGGTGGACTTTTAAAGACACCCAAGTACCCGGTGTTTTAAATTTCGACTTAAACAGTGATGATAGAGGCTTTAATTATGCGGGTAACAGCCCCTCTCCTAAAGGATACTACTTATTAGACCCCTTCGAGAGTGATCGATCAGCTGTATCCGGTATTTCTGGTATTAGCATTAGCCCCAATACTTTGCTTAGACCCACTACTGTAGCGAATTACTCGGGAAGAGTTTGGTACGGAGGTGTAGAAAAAACTAGCCTTAATGACTCTATTTTCTTTTCTCAGATTATTAGACAAGATAACCCAGAACTTGCTAGTAGATGTTACCAAAGAAACGACCCTTCCTCAGAAGAGTTAAACCAAATCTTAGATAACGACGGGGGAGTTATAGAGGTATCGGGGGCAGGTAGAGTAAGAAAACTTTTCCCCCTGGCTACAGGGCTCTTAGTTTTTGCTAGTAATGGAATTTGGTTTATCACAGGCCCTGATGGCGTGTTTAGACCCACTGACTTCTCAGTAATTAAAATTTCTTCGGAGCATTTTTACTCTCCTGCATCTGTCGTAGAAGTTTCTGGAACTCCCTATTGGTGGGCGGGAAATGATATCTTTACTATTAGTATTGATAGTATTGTGGGTTCGACACCTAGTGTGACCTCTCTAACAAAAGATACTATTAATTCCTTTTATTCGGCCATAATTCCTAGTTCTAAAGAGACTGCGATTGGGGCTTATGATCCTTTTAGTAATCGTATCCTGTGGCTTTATCGGGCCGCAGACGAACCCATAACAACTGATACTTACGTTTTTACTAAGTGTTTAGTTTATGATTTAAGTTTACAAGCTTTCTTACCTTGGCAACTTTCTAGCAGAGAACCAGAACTTCCTGATTCTTATTCGATTACTGGTTTGTTTGCCCTGCCAGAACTTACTAATTTAAATAATAATTCTTCTTTGCGGGATCGTTTTGTTCTCTTCGGACACACCAACCCGGAAGGTAACTGGGCCTTTCACCCTTATACTTTCCAAGATACTACTACTTGGCAAGACCCCGGCATTTCCTTTAAGTCTTACTTAGAGTCTGGTCCAATCACTAGTGAAAATATTTTGGATAGAATGACGCCTTTGTATCTTCATACAATGTTTAACGCACAAAATAATTCTAGCTGTCTTCTTTCTACTCGTTGGGACTATTCTACTTCTGCTACTAGTGGTAAATTTGGGACACAGTTTCAAACTTACCGTGGAGCAACCAATAATAAAAGTCAAATAATTTCAAGACACAAGGTAAAAGGTTATGGAAGAGCAGTTAGACTTAGATTCGAAGCCGAAGATGGAAAGAATTTTCAACTCACCGGCTGGTCCCTTATTGTCAATAGCAATACTCAGAACTCCGGTCCTAGGCGTAGACGTCAGGTTTAGTTTAGATGATAAAAGTATCGCGTACTACCACCTTGTTTATTTAAACAAATGGTCCGTAAGTATTTATAAAGACATGCTTACTGCTCACTGCGATATTTTAAATTATTTAGAGGAGCAAGGGGTGAAGACTGTATACACGCAGGCTGTTACCAACGAAGCTTTGAAACTTAATAAAATGTTTGGTTTCGCTAACTTTGAAAAAAGTACAGACATTAACACAGGAGAACAATCTTGGATTGGTTATATAACTTTATAGAAATTTTCTCTGTAGCGGGACCAGTTTACACTGCTGATCCGTTCTCTACTACTGCTCTTATTGGCCTAGCTGTTGCGTCAGGAGGTGCTGGGGTGGGTGCTGGTGTTCAGTCAAGTAGGCAATCAGCCAAAGCTAGCAGAAAATTAGCGAGGATTGAAAAGTCAAAATCGGAGTTGCGACTACGAAGAGAGAACATCAGGGCTCTAAGAGAATCTCAGATTGCCTTAGCTAACTCAGAAGTTGCCGCCCAGGCGCAGGGAGCTACAGAAAGTTCTGGTGCCATCGGTTCTCGACAAAGCATTGTGAGTCAAACGCAAGGTAACTTATCCTTCCTTCGTTCCCAAGGCGACTTAAATACTTTACAAACTAGCGCGTCTCAACAGCTTATTAAAGCCAGACAGTTAGGACAGCTAGGACAGGCTGCTTCGGGGGTTTCGTCTATCTTGAGTTCGCTGGGTTCTGGTGGTTCTGGATGAATTTACTTAAACCAGTAGACAACACTAGACTACTGAAACAATCTGTAAGTGTTCAGGAACAATCTTTAAGTTCTGAGGATACAGAAGATTTAAATGTTAAAGCTACCAAAATGGCTTTAGCAGAACAACAAGTGTTGTCTGAATTAAAACCTGAACAACAGGTTCAGATTGATCTTAATTCTCGCATACGTGCCTTAGAGGACGAGATTCTGTCAGGGAACGAGGGGATTCTAAGAGATGATTTGTCTCTCGCCAATGATATTTCCAGGAAAAGAATCTTCCAGGAACGTTTAAGCTCCATGGTTTATGATCCGGAAACTAGTGAGGACCAAGTAGCAGAGTTTATTAATGTAGTCTCTAATGCTAGGACTAATCCAGAATCAGTGGTGGAAAACAAAGTAGCAGATTTTTTTACTGAGCTTGGTATCCAGGATTCTGATACTAGTCTTTTGGAAGAAGCAGAACCAGTAGATTATTCAGGGATACATAGACATTACTTAGCACATCAAGCACTACAAGAAGAGCTTTTAAAAGCTGGTGAAGTTTTTAAAGATCAGGGTTTAGTTGCAAAAACTAGAGATGTCGCAGGTTTGTTTATTCCCTTTTATGAAATTCTAGGGCGTGCTTCTTCCCCAGCAGATGCTTTAAAGCAAATCAGAGGGCGTTCAATCTCTAATCAAGCTACCGATCTTTACTCTTCGCTCACTCAGTTCGATAACATCGAGGACATGAGAAACTATCTTGATTCTAACCGAAAGGATATAGAAGCTGGGGTGTTCGGAAAGAACGCTTTGCAGTCTTTGCAAGTAGTTTTGGAAGCAAACTCTGCTGGTCTCTCTCAATCTGGAGAAAGAGCCTTCACTGGTTTTAATCTGCTTGATATTATTCCTACCGCACTAAGTGCTGCCACTACAGCGGGCAGATTAGCGGACACCTCTACTTTGTTAAAAGTATCTGGGGCGCGTAACGCAGCCTCTAACGTGATAGCTAACGCAGTCAAAGATGATCTAGTAGATGTTGCTAATCTAGATGATGTAGTGTCTTCTGTAGCCCCTCTAAAACAAGCAGAGGCCGCCTCTTCTGTATCCCTGGTTAAAAAATCATTGGGTATTAATCCTGCTGAGACTATTGATGATGCTGTTCTTTCCTCCGTCTCTCCTAATGTAGCAAGACAATTAGAAGAGCAACAGAATTTTATCAATCAATCGGTTGAGATTCAAAGAATTGATAGACTAAATGAAGCTCAAAAGACACAGGCTATTGAAATAGCCCTGGGAAGACGCCAACAGGAATTAGATTTAGATACAAAGCTCATCAATTCTTTTGATATCTTAGGTGGGGAAATCTACAGAGTGGATCCTTTAACAGGAGACCTACAGGTTGACGCTTTATTAGGCACCCTAAAAGGTAAGGGCAAGGGCTTTGTCTCTCCGGAGACAGCCAAGCGTGCGGCTGAAAATGTTTATGGATTAAAACCAGGGGAATATTCTATTGAATCTTCTCAGGGACCACATTTTATTAAAGTTACTGTAGATGTTGGGGAAAATTCTTTTCCTATTCGAGCTTTGGGTTCTGTACCGAAGGACAAATTAGCAAAAGTAAGCCCTTATTTAAATGTGTTAGCATCTCCTGATCTGTTTTTGAACACAGTTCAGAAGAACACTGGTCATATGGCCACTTCAATTCAAGGTAAAATGCAAGAAACAGCTGCTAGATTGGCTAAAAGTCTGAAGGTGGGGAACAAGAAAGTAGATGAAGCAGTTACTGCATTGGTTACCCATAGTCAAGAGACGGGGAAATGGTTAAAACCACAGGAACTTTCTTCTGTTGTGGGTCCTGATCGTGTCAATGACACTGTAGTTTCAAATTACTACACCCTCCAACAAATTAATGATGTCGATTACGCATTTAGAAATGCTTTCTTTCGTTCTGAACTTCACCGAAACAATTATAAAAGTTTAAGTTGGGAAGACAATACTTTTATTGGTCGTTTCCGTTTAGATGTGGGAGAGGTGGCTAATAAGGAGATCGTCTTCGACACTAGTAAGGGAAGTTTATTCGAACCAGGTGATCTAGACCCGACTGAATTTAAAAACTACATGGATAAAAATAACCTAGTAGCAGTACAACCTAGGTTTTCTGATGATTTGTCTAGCTTTGGTGTTACCTTAGAAACAGGGAATCGTTTAGACCCCACTGTAGTTGTTGTTCCTCGGTCTGCCTTACAGTCTCACACACTTCCTCAGTTTATTTTGAATTACCAGCCGGGTGGTCATAGACTTTACCAGGGCAGATACTTCTTAAAACAAGGTAGGGTGGCTACCGGTCGTACTAATAAACAATACCTTATGAAGCCTCGAACTTTCTATAACTTTGAGAGCTTGAAAGAAGGAAGAGACTTTGCAGACAATCTAGAAGCAGCTCGCCTAGCTTACTTAGATGAAGATATAAGTAAAGTAGATGAATTGTTAGACGGAACTGCTATGGAAGGCTTCGATAACTTTGATAAACTAGTGCGCCAAGATAAAATTAATCCTAACATTCCTTTTGAATTGTTAGAAGACGGGGAAAGACCCTCCTTCTATACCAATAGTACCTTTAGGCAAGAGTTTTTAAACGATTCCGAAAGTGATTTGGTGGACTACTTCTACTTTAATGGTAATGGGTTCCTCCAAAAACGAGGGGAACATTTAACAGATGCTCAGGGGGCTCCTGCTGCTGTAGTTAACCCCTATCTGTCTGCTGATAGAGGCTTAAAGAATGCGCTTAATCTAGGTTCTTTTGCTAACTATAAGATCAGAGCTGCTGACACCTTCTTTGAAACATTCAAAGATATCTTAGATCCAGCCTTGGTTAACGAAGTCAACCAGGGTAGGCGTAATACCATTCAAGTTATTATGAACCCGGCTTACAATACAGAAACAACTAATCCTGCGACTGTCTTAAGAAGACAAGCACAGGCTCACGCGACTGCGTACCAGAGATTAGTTAACCAACCAACAGTAGAAGATAATATCTTTACCGAGTTGCGCAGAACTTTTACTAATTATGTGTACGATAAGGGTAAGGTTGGTGAGTATATCCAGAAAGAAATGGATTCTCTATCTGTTAACCCAGTAGAAGCTGCTAGAAGCATGGTGTTTGATACTTCTCTAGGATTGTTCGACATCAGTCAGCTGCCCGTACAGACGTCTACAGTAGCAGTGATCAGTTCCCTTCGTCCTCAAGAAGCATTGCGCTCTATGAGCTTGTATTTCCCTTTAAGGGCCATTCTAATTAATAACGATCCTAAGTTCTTGAAGCATATGGCTACTCAATTGAAGAAAGCTAAGTTTATTGAGAGCGCAGAAGACTTTGTTGAGATGGGAGAACTACTACAGTCTACTGGTTTTGCGAACATCAGTAAAACTTTAACACTGGTGGACCAAACTAAAGGAAGACAGCTTCGAGTAAATAAATTTTTAAGTGGGACAAATGCTGTAAGAGAAGCGGGTCGTGTCCCTTTCCTAGAAGCAGAGAGACTAAATAGATTGGTCGGCTTTAGTGCCGAATACTTCTTTAGGAAGAAGAAGAATTTATTAGATGTTAACAACCCGGATAGTGTAGCTGACTTTGTCACTGCCGCTGACGAGTTAACAGTTAACATGACGAGGGCTTCCGCTTCTAACTTCCAATCAGGCGCTCTCTCTATCCCTACTCAATTCCTATCTTATAATCTAAGGCTTGCTGAGCTGCTCTTGAGTCAAACTTTAGACACCGGGGCTAAGGCTAGGTTGTTAGTGGGTCAAGCTGCTTTGTACGGCTCTGCCGGTATGTTGGGTATGAGTGCTATCGGGACAGCCACAGATAATTTTGCCCAGTATATTTCTAGTAAGACCTCTCTGTCGTTAGAAGAGGCGGGGGCTAAAGCTAATGAAATCTTAGATGAAGGAGTTTTAGATGCTGTTATCTTAGAATCCTTAGGGTTCGATAGTGATGCTGCTTCTCGCCTAGGTTCTTCTCTCTTTAACGGGGAACTAATCTCTTCTATACACAACTCACCAGTTAATCCATTAGAAACTGCACTAGGACCTACCTATAGTAAGGCAACTTCATTAGTTGGCGCTATTAATAACTATATGCTGGCTTTGAACCAGACCTATCACACAGGCGATCTACCCAGTGTAGAAGATTACAAACAATTTGGTAGGTTGGCCTCCTCCTTTTCCCGTTTTGAAAAGGCATACATCTTATACAAGACCAATAAGCTAATTTCTTCTAATGGTTCTGTTCTGTACTCTAGAGCAAGCGGAGATCAGGAGATCTTCTTAACTGCTATGGGTTTCCAGTTAGATGATGTCTCTGAAGCTTTCGATTTAGCAGAAGCCTTTGACGAAAACTTTGGAGATAGTGTAAAGACATCAGGTAAGCTGTCTAATCTGGTTGATTCTTATGCTAGAGCTTCGTTTGATTTTATTAATTCAGACGACGAGGCTAAAAGAATCGCAGCTTCTAATAGAATGAAATTTATTAACACACTGTTTCAAGATGATCCCCTTACTTTTGTAGAGTTTAGAAAGCAAGTGGACTTAAGAACTAAACAAGAAGGCTTTGCGGAGAGAATGGAAACTAAAATGTTACAAAGACTGACAGAAGACAATCCAATCAGACGCCGCATTGAAGCAGACGAAAGGGATAATGATTAATGACTTCATTTCTTACTCAATTAAACGAACCTAACGTTATCCCTACTGTGGATCCTCGTGTGTACCAAGGCACCCGGGGTTTGGGCAGATCTGTTCAAGAAGGGGTCAGGTTTTTAGGGCAAGCTGTGCAAGCAGCGGACTCTCTGCAACGAAACAGGATTGGACGTAAGGTTAACGAAGCTAAGGAAGACTTAGATGATGCGTTAGTCAACGCTAACTTACCGGATACTATTGGTAACGAAGTGGACAGCCGCTCTAGTCGCTTAAACTCCGCAAGAGAGCAGGGTAAGATGACGACTAGCCAGTACTACATCAACGCTAACTTAGAATCTAAGAGATTGAAGGCTCAGTTTCCCCGATACGCAGACGAGATTGATAAAAGATTTAGGTCTGCCTTTGGTACTAATGTAGATTCCGCCGCTAGGCAGGCTATCTTGGCGCTGGGTGACCAAGAAGAACAAGAGTCTATTCGAGAAGAACAAGAGTCTAGTCGAGTAGCAGCAGCTGAAAGAAAGCTACACAAGAGCCTTATAGACGATGCTGCAAGCTTAGGTGCTTTAGTCTCTGCTTCGTCTTCTACAGACCCTAATTCAATTGATACTGTCTTTGGCAAATATGATATTGAGGCGACGGAAAGAAAGTTGAGGCGCTTTCAAGCTAACCGAGCACAATTAGACGACACCATCAGAGGGCTTAATGCTACTCAAGCTGACTTAAACCTGACAACCGCACAAAGAAATTTGCAACTAAACTCTCTTGTTACTTCTGCGACAGGACAACTAGATACCTTAGTAGCAGAACAGATCGAAGGTGTGCTACAACAAGTTTTCTTGTCACAAGATAATGTGTTTAAACCCGGAGAACAGATTAGTCTAGAAGCTGTACAACAGATTCAACAAAACTTTACCTTGACCAGAGCTAATCTAGACAGCCAGATCGATTCCCTCTTTGAGGGTACTGGAGTCTCTCTAGAACAAAAAATTGCCATCCAAAAAGCATACAGAGATAGGCTTGATAGGATACAAAACGAAATTATTGGTGATGAAAATGTACTATCTGTAATCGGGAAGGTAGCAGACACTAACGTAGATTTAATTGCTAACGCAGTGTTGTACAACCAGCCCGCGCTAGCTGCAATAAGCAGGTTCGGTTCAAGTTTAAATGCTGACCAACTCTCTGGTTTGATGCGAGCTCTTGGCTCGGGAAATTCAGGTAATCAAATTGTAGATATTGTTGATACTTACAAGAGAGGAACCGGGGACAACGATGCTCTTAATTTTAGTAACTTAGATAGTGTAACTAAACAAACCCAGTATCCTGTCTTAGCGGAGAATGTGAGAACTTTCTTCGATACCCAAGTAGATTTAGTGGGACAAGAACACATAAAACAAAGAGCCGATAATATCTTAGAAGTCTTATCTAAAGAAGAAGTGTTTGTTAACGGCAGTCAAGGTCAAGATTTGTTAACTACCCTCTTCTCTGGACAAACGGGAGAGAATCTACTTAGCTACTTAGTATCTAAGGGAGATAGAAGTACAGCTAATAGATACGCTACTATGGCAGTGAATACGTTAGGGCCTGTATCTTTAAGGTACACCCAAGATCTCGCTGCTCGTAGTTCTTTTGTGCCGGATCCCAATGTACCTACTATTGAGTTTAATAAAAAAACTGGTAAGGTTACGGTTAATGCCCAAGAAACTTTTGTTGCGGACAACCCACTAGCTTCGCTTGGTTTAAACAGAATTCCTTCTCCTGGTGCTCAGTTGCTGGGCTCTGAACTCTTAGGGACCGAACAAGTAAAGAGAAAATCTGGTGATATCAAACAATTTGAACGTGAGTTAAACTCTATCGTCAAAATTCTTTTCGAGGTGGAAGGCCCTGAAAGAACAGAGGAAGTCCTACAAAGCCTAAATCTTTTAAACACGCCAGAAGAATAAAGGATACTGTCAGATAATGTCTCTTCATGATGTCACCCCCAAAGAAGCAAATGTTCAGGGATTATATAATTTGCTTGTAGAAATTAAAAATGATCTGTCTGAAGTACGAGAAAGGCTAGTGGTCATAGAAACTAAAGAGTCCCTACAACACACTAGCCAATTAAAAGAAACAGACATACTAGATACACTAGCCAAAGAAGTTAATAAACTTTCCAAAGACCAAGCTGTCTTACGTACTGAGATACGGGTGGGTATTGCAGCTACCGCAACTATTATTGTACCGTTAATTATGTTTGTTACAGAGAGTTTATTTCCACTCTAACGCCTCGGAAATAGTGGGGAGGTTTTCTACGAAAACTTCTTTAATCTTATTCGCCAAGTCGATGTGTTCTTGTTGAGTTCCGTTACCAGTTCTTAACTGGATGTAATGAATCCAACTTCTAATATCTCCTGTCATGTACATACGGGTCATAGTGCCCACAGGTAAAATATTTCTAGCACATTCTTTAGCGATACCGTTTTCGATAGCCCAATCATAAGCTCTTAAAGCATTGTGAGCTGCGTTAACTTGTACCTCTTCCCACTGTTCCTTAAACTCATCAGAGAAAGTATCTTCTGACTTCTGTCTATTGGTGGGATGAGGAGCCCGAGCCTCTTGCAAGAACATTTCAGGGTTTACCTTAGAGTATCTCGCACTGAATTGTTGAAATTTAAACGACCTATGTCTTAGGATCTGAGTCGCTAACCACATGGGACAATTAATTTCGATAGTCATGTGAGCATGTTCGAAAACAGACCAGTGCCCCTCCCTAATACAGGTTTTGATAAGGCGGGGACTAGGCAGTTTCTGGGCTTCTAAGGAAGGGTTACTTACTTTCGCTATGTAAGTAATATGCTCTTCAGTAGTCCCTTCCTCACCTCGTGTTAAATATACTAGATCAGCAGTAATCATTGTTACTGAATCGTGTCGTCGTCGCTTGCAACAGTCAGGTCAATGACGTTGGACTCTTCGGTCTCATCCCATTCTACCACTTCCACAGGATCGATGACAGCATACCCGACAATGTTTTGGAAGAATGTAGCAAAGCCTTGTTCGTACTGAATAAAGACTTCAGCACAACCTACATCGTCGAGTTGGACATCTAAAGCCGAAACCCTATCAAATTTCATAGGGTAAATTCCCTGATCTGTTTCTAAGTAAAGAGCTAGGGTAACTGGGTGATCAAATTTTTTCATATTATTCACTTTCCTTTTCTAAAAAATCAAAAGAACCATCAAAAGAGCCAGACCTAAAATATTCTGTGGCTCTGATATCAAAAAAGTTTGCGTGTTCTACGCCGTTTAACATCTCCTCCATCCATGGTAGGGGATTTTTTTGTATCTTATAGTTAGGTTTTAAACCTAATTGAAGAAGTCTTCTATCTGCTAGGTATCTTACATAATCTTTTACCTCTTCTTTGGTTAGTCCTTCTAATTCACCCACCACATTGAAAGCTAAGTCAATGAAGGTGTCTTCTAGTTCTACCATATCCCTACAGGTTTGGTAGATACGAGCTTTAGTCTCATCATTCCACAGTTTCATATTGTCATCTAGGTACTCATGGAATAACTTGATCATACTTTCTACATGAAGAGTTTCATCTCTAATGGACCAGGTAACAATCTGCCCCATACCCTTCATTTTACCATGTCTCGCAAAATTTAGCAAGATGGCAAACGAAGAAAATAATTGCAGCCCTTCCCCGAAAGCAGAGAACTTAGCAATCTTTTGTAGCTCAGAAGAATTACCTTCGAACAGATAGTTATGCTTGTTGACCATCTCTTCGTATTCTTGGAAGGCCTGATACTCAGACTCTGGCATACCTACAGTATCTAGTAGAAGGGAGTAAGCATGGATGTGAACAGCTTCCATAGCAGCGAAAGACATTAACATCATTCTTAGTTCGGGCTTCTTGAACAAAGGAATGTATTCTTCGCAGTAAGCTTTAGCGATGTCCACATCACCTTGAGTAAAGAAACGAAAGATCTGTGTTAGTAGATCCTTCTCACCTTCTGTTAATCTTTTGTTCCAGTCTAGGATGTCCTCAGAAAGAGGAACTTCTTCCGGCAACCAGTGCATTTTATTTTGTTGTACGAAAGCATCGAAAGCCCAAGGGTGATCGAAAGGTTTATAATGACTGCGCTCTGTTGTTGTAGCCATTAATAGTTTTTTCCGTGTTTATGTTTGCGATCTAGATTATAAGATAGCTTATCATAAACTGCGTGGATAAGATCGACACCACAAGCTTCTGCTAAGTCTAGCAACCGGATAAAGACATCTGCTAGTTCATAAGAGAACTCACCTAAGTTACCTGCGGGGTGGCTGCCGCCATCAAACCCCTCCTTACGGTGTGCCTCCAAAGCTTCAGACACTTCACTCACAATAAGTGCAAGCTTAGTAGGTACAACAAGAGGATTTTCCTGCTCTTGCCAGAAGCCTTTCTGTTCGTTAATTAAAAAGATTAATTCTTGTAAGGCATAGAAGTCATCAAAGAAAGATTTAAATGTTTTTGTCTTGTGTAAGAAATTTTTACTTACTTCTTTAAATTTTTCAAAATCTTCATTAGCTTTCACAAGCGATACATTCGTCATTATTAAATTCCAATTCTTCTTTTAAGTTCCGTTTTTGTTCCACACTAATATTTTCTGCTCGTCTAAGAGATTTATTTCTGTAGTAGTACACGGATTTGAGCCCTTTCGCCCACGCATTAAAATGGACTTGATTAATAACTGAAGGATCAGCGTCCTCTTCAAAAAATAAGTTAATAGACTGTCCTTGACACAACCAATTTTGCCTATGTTGTGCTTGCTCCACAATCCAATCCTGGTTAATTTCATAAGCTGTTTTAAAAACCTCTTTAATCTTGGGATCTAAGTGATCTAGATGTTGAACGGAACCCTCATGGTTTAAAATAGACTTCCAAGTTTCTGTGTCGTCCTCTGGAATGTACTTAAATAAATTAGGGTTCTTAAAGAAACTAGTACCTGCTTTAGTTTTCTTCGTATAGTAGTTAGAGGAGAAGGGTTCCACACCAGGAGAAACTTCGCCGCACATGTTAGAGGATGTAGCATTAGGGGCAATGGCCAACAGGTGTGCATTGCGCATACCAGAACCTTTAATTCCCTCTGGTTCGCCTCTTTCTTTTGCCAATACCTTACTAGCCTTGACTGCGTTCTGCCGAATAGTTTTAAATATCTTATTAGTCCAAGCGATAGCCGAAGCACTCTCGAAAGGAATCTCTATTTGTTGTAAGAAGGAATGCCATCCCATAGTGCCCAGGCCAATAGACCTTTCGTTCAAGACGGAAGCGCGAGCATGTCTTAAAGCGGGGTTCTCCGCCTCAGCAAACTTTTCTAAGGCATTGTCTAACATCCTAATTAAGTCTTCAATAAAAGATTCTGCCTCTCCCTGCCACTCTGTAAACTTAGCTAGGTTCAAGCTGCTCAAACAACAAACAGCAGTGTAGTCTGGCTCAGTGGGTAGGAAAATCTCAGTACATAGGTTAGATTGCCTAATCTTTTTACCCTGTTCTTTTAGGTAGGGATTCATGAGTTCATTGGCTTTATCTAAAAAGATAAGATAAGGCTCGCCTGTTGCCTGTCTAGTGGCTAAGAGTTTTTGCCATAACATGCGGGCGCTGACTGTCTTAGTGATCTCTTTAGAATTTGGATCAGTTAGGTTGAAGGGGAAATCATACTTGACAGCCTTCATAAATTCATCAGAGATGTTCACTCCTGCGTGTAGGTTCAAAGCTTTCCTATTAAAATCCCCACCAGAAGGCTTCCTCATATCTAGGAACTCTTCAATTTCAGGGTGGGAAACATCCAAGAAAACTGCTGTACTTCCTCTACGGGTAGCCCCTTGATCGAAAGCTAAAGAAATACTATCAAGAACTTTAATGAAAGGAATAATACCAGAAGAGATATTACCAACAGATGTTGACGATCCGAACGATCTGACCTGAGACCAATCTGTTCCCAGTCCTCCACCAATACGAGAGAGGTGGGCGTTCTCATCATAAGTTTTGAGGATGCCTTCGGTGCTATCTTCTACTGTGTTTAAAAAACAACTAATAGGCAGGCCACGAGAAGTACCACCATTAGAAAGTAGGGGGGTGGAGAACATGAACCAGTGTCGCTGAACATATCGGTATAGTCTCTCTGCGTGTGCTCTGTCATCTGCATAGTGTAAACAAGTCCTCCAATAAGATTGCTCTTTTGTTTCCTCGTCCACCCTAAACATTTTTTCCCAGATATTTTCTCCTAAAGGGGTTAAGTTAATAGATTCTCTTAAAGGTTTGGTCAATATCATTTTCCATTTCATCGTAAATTCTTTTTTTATGTTTATCTTTTTTATGTTTTTTAATTTTTACGGCTCTTTCCCGATACGTTTTGTCTTCGTACAAGGTCTTGGCCATATTATTTCTTCGTCTCTGTGTCTTTAGTTTCAAAGCTCTCTTAGCTTTAGCTTCTTGGTGTTCCATTTACCTCAGTCTTTTCTAGGTTGGTATTCCAAATGAATATGAGTAGCTTCTAAGATACAGTCAAAGTCTGGGTGATCTTTAAAAAGATCTAAGACTTCTTGAATTACGGCGTCCTTATCATAGCCGTCTAAATTTTTGATCCTAAAATCAGCGGCAGATCCTGAGTAATGTAAAGAGGTTTTACTGTGGGTGCTGTCATTAAGTGATGTGATGATACAATCGTACCCATATGCTTCATAAACAGAATACACCATAGTAATGCCGAGCAGTAGCTGCGGTCTGATCTCTGTTACTCTTACATTGTTGTCTTTAAATCTTAACATTTATAATTTCTCCAGTTTAGTAATGTCTGGTAAGACAAGAACGCGTTCGAAAAGCGCTTGTGTACTTTCCGACATCTGTTTGTGTTCTGTTTCGCTGTAGTAGAAAGAGCTTAGCCCATCCATACGACGATACAGCACCTCGGGTTCAGGCTCGGTTTGAGTGAGCTTTGCTTGCTTGCGCAAGGAGCGCAAAGCTGCGCCTACTTGCTTGGAAGATCGGGCAATATATGAGTCCATGACAGCACTCCTTTCTCACTCCAATATACGCTTGAGCGCATAAAATGTCAATATACGGTTCAGCGTATACGTCTTTGGGGTTTGATGCGCAGGCAGGGCTTCAGCCCGGCTTCGCGCGCCAGGTACTCCTTAAACGCAACAATTGATGCCATTAGAACTATCATCAGCAGCAGCCCTTCAATCATCGGAAGATTCCTTCATTACAGGCCTGAGCCCTCTAAATTCTTCATCGTGTTTTTCCTTTCCGGGCCTTTTCCTTGGCCGCATACTGCTTCGCATTAATCTTCTCCTCTAAATAACTCGGGGTGAGACTCTTCATTTATAAAACCTTCTTCGATTAGTAGTTTAATAAGATATTCTTCAGAGGAACCCCCAAAGTCTAAAGTATTAAGCAGTTCATCTAAGTCTCTTCCATAACCATCCAATATTTTTTTAATCAAATCATTTAACATTTTCCTGTCTTTCGTATTGTTTAAAGGCACGAATGTAATTGTCTAAAGTAGACTTAGCAGATAAAGAAGGGGCGGTGTTCACTTCACAGACAACGGCAGACTTTAACTCTAGCGCGTTCTTACCCCCATGTTCGTTTGCTTCTTTAGATAGTTTCCATTTAGCTAGGACATCAACAGCACCGAAGTCTAAACCCAAGGCCTGTACTGCGGCGATAGCAACGTTATCGATATCTTCGTGTCTATCAATTCGTGACTTAGTAAACACCCACCCATTATCATGATTTCTAATAGACGGATCTACTTCATTAATATTATTGTCAGCCAGTCTGACATCACCCATCTTACGCTTCTGAGCAAAGTCAATAACCTCGCCATTAAGAACATGGACGCGGTATTCCCTGTTCTTTTTATACTCCTTAACGAAGAGGGGGGCACGACAAAGACCTAGCGCTTCCTCGTTGTCAAAGATGGTAATGCCTGCCCCTTGACTAGCATTTAATTTAGTGCGGGCAAAGATTCGATTACCTTCGCGGAGCCATTCTTGAGCTAGAGCTAACTCGGTAGTAAAGTCTAGAGTAGGCACTTCGTGCATAGAAAATAATCTATAACTTTCTAACTTATTACTAGCCGCGGCTACAGAATCAAAGTCGTTTAAAACTAAACCCTCAAACTGAGGCAGCCACTCAGGCCTTTTGACACAACCCCAGTTCAAAAGAGTCCTATCATTTTTAGGACGCCTACCCCTGGGCTCTACAAACACACCCTTTAAGCCTACCCCAAGGCCTCTGCCGGAGGCATACTTCTTGTCTCTCAGAATTGCGTAAGTCATTTTGTTTCCTTAACCATAAGTTTGTTTTAGTCTTTCTAAACTAACCCACTCTAAATCATAAGAACCACGAGAGCAGTTATGTTTAATTACTACGCCTCTGGCCCAGTCAGTTTGTGTGAGACCAGCATACGGCATGTCATAATCAACATATACACCAGCGACCAAAGCATGAATATGCTTGCCAGAAGCAGGGTGATTGATACGCTTATAATCAAACCGATGATCGTGACCCATAGTGCAAGAAGCATGATACTTAGTTCCCAAAGTGTTCGAAACATGGACACCACCAGGCGCAAACCCTTTTTTGTTAAACGTGAAATAGTGTGCATAAGTTACACCTTCAATAATAATATGACCGGGAGTACTACCTGAATAAGGGACAATGACATCGTATCTTTTCTCGTCATCTAAATCTTTTAGGGAGACTACATCAGTTAACTCTGGAGCGTAGTAACCAATCTTCTCTATTCTTTGCTCGTGGTTACCAATCAACCTATACTTCTTGGGTTGCCAGGTTCTGTTTAGAATAGTTTTTACAGGGTGCCACATCTTATCTTGAGCATCTAAATAAGCGTCGATATCTTTCTTGTATCTTCTACCTTCGAAGGATCTAGTACCTTTCTCGTAAGAACAAAGAGACACCATATCTGCACTGTCTCCCAGATCAATAACAATATCTGGTCGAAGGTCTTTCATTAAATGACCTAGTAATTCAAACCGCTTATTATTGAAGTCAGGGTGTGCATGACTGTCGGGGATGATTAACTTAGTAACCATAGGTCATACACTTTTTATTTTGAATATTCTTAATCATGGAACCACTCCTCTGGAGGACCACCATGATCTGTGAAAGCATAATCGAAACCATTATACTTACACCAATCAGAACACCTCCATTTTTTACCTATTTTATGATCATTTTTAAATAACATACGAATAATTAAATCAGGATTACTTTCTTTTACCTTCTTCATTTTGGATCTATCTGCACTTGAGAAAAATCCCTTCACTTCTAAGAACCAGACAGTTCCTGTATAGTTCGTTATAGTAAAATCTGGATTGTATGTGTGCAGTGAAACGTAATTTAATTTATCTTGTTCGTAACGATAACTAAATTTTACTTTCTTTTTAATCTTACGAAGTTTAGAAGACACATCATTCTCTAGTTTTGATGCGAAATGGTTTGTCCTCTTTGCTTTAACTGAGGGAGCACCTCTTGTTTTTCTTGTCATTTTAATTCAAATACATTAGGTTCTTTACCCACTTCTGTTAGATAAACAGGACCAGAACTATAAAGAAATGTTCTCAAGCCCTCACCAGAGTTACTGTCTTTATAACATTCATGTTTAAATTCACAGTAACTACACTGGAAAGGTAGCTTCATGTTACCTGATTTACCCATAGGTTCGGGGTTGTAACATCTTTCTGGTAACTGTTCGCTTTCTAAAATAGTTTTTAGTTTAGGGATGTTTTCTTTAGGGGACGGCAACACTTCTTTAGGATACTTAGAAAGATGAAGCGAACCTGTCTCTTTGTTAATTACCAGGAAAGCTCCTTCAGTA